GGACGTTGGTCAGTTGAGAAGTTCAAAGGACTTATGTTCCACATTGAGAGAGAAGCAAATACAATTGCTAAAGAAACTCGCCGTGGTAAGGGTAATGTAATCGTTTGTTCTTCAGACGTTGCTTCCGCACTTGCAATGGCAGGTCTTCTTGACTACAACCCACAAATGTCAACAGGTTTGAATGTTGATGACACTGGTTCGACATTTGCTGGAACACTTAACGGACGTTTCAAAGTATACATTGACCCATACTTCTCGTCTGCAAACAACACTGACTTCGTAATGGTTGGATTCAGAGGTACATCACCATATGACGCTGGATTCTTCTATTGCCCATACGTTCCACTACAGATGGTTCGTGCAGTTGGTGAGAACAGTTTCCAACCAAAAATCGGGTTTAAGACTCGTTATGGATTGGTTGCTAACCCATACGCAGAAGGTACAACAGTTGGTAACGGTGCTCTTACAGCTCGTGCAAATACCTACTACAGAATCTTCCGTGTAGACAATATCAATTCTGTATAATAACAACAAAATAGATTGATAGTACTTAGGGGGAGTTTTACTCCCCCTTTTTTTGGCATAAATAATATGTGAAAAGGAGATTATAATGGATCTTGTAACAAATTCTGTAAATTTTTTAAATACACAAAACTTTACATTTAATAGTAATATGTGTCCATCATTAGGCCCATATGTACAAGAGTTAACTTTGCCCGGCATACAGTTAGGAGAGGCGATCGCTGAAACCCCATTCGTTGCAAGAAAAGAGCCAGGGGATAAGTTGATATATTCTCCATTGGGCATTTCATTTACAGTAGATGAAGATATGAAGAACTGGTTGGAAGTTTACGATTGGATTACTGCACTTGGTTTCCCAGAAAATTTTCAACAATATGGAAATTTCCAAAACGCAAAAAGAATTAACTTAAAATCTGTATTTGATGACCTCACAATTCTTGTAAATAATAATCAAGAACAACCAATTATAAGAGTCACATTTAAAGATGCATTTCCAATCTCTATTGGAGATATCCCATTAACGACATCCGCAACTGAGGCGGCCCCACCAGTCGCACAGGCAGATTTTCAGTACAGAAACTATGTGGTGGAACGATTATAAATAATTATTAATTGAATGGATTTTTTATCATGAGTGAATACTCTAACTTATTATCAAAAATAGCAGAACTTACCAAAGAGTCCGAAAAGGATGTTAAGATTGATTTTCTAAGACTAGAAGACGAACTAGTTCACAATCAAAATCTAATCGGTAAGTGGATGACCTACCAACAAGTAAATCAGACAAAACTTCAGTTTATTGAACTCGACTATAAAAAATTAGTCGGTGATAAAATGAAGTACTATACAGGTAAGATGTCTGAAGATGAAATCATATCCAAAGGATGGCAGATAGAGGGCACCAGAATTCTTAAATCTGATGTAGGTTCTTGGATGGATAGTGATCCAGATGTTTTAAAGTTAAAAAAGAATGTTTTACTTCAAAATCAAATTTTAGATTTAATTAGTAAGACATTAGACATATTGATAGACCAAAAGAAATGGACTATAAAAAATTACATAGACTGGAAAAAGTGGTTAGAAGGTAATTAATGTCTAAATTTTATGCTGCTAAATTAAATGAGGTTTACTTACAAGTAGACGCAGATGAACTGCACATGTTAAAGGAGCTTGTGGATTACTTCACATTTAAAGTTCCTGGCGCTGAATTTATGCCTGCATATAAAAACAAGTATTGGGATGGTAAAATCAGGCTGTTCAATCCGACTAATTGCAAATTGTATGTTGGACTACTAAATCAGTTAAAATTTTTCTGTGATAAAAACGGATACGAACTGTCCTTTGAAGATGACTTAACGGATACAAATTTTACAGATAACAACTTACAAGAGTTGTGTAAGTATATTGACCCATACAGTCAAGGAAAGAAAATTGAGTATAGAGATTATCAACTTGATGCTATAAAACATGCAATCAACTATAATCGAACACTACTTCTTTCTCCTACTGCATCAGGAAAATCTCTGATTATATATACATTGGTCAGATTTTATAATATGCATCCTAATGTAAAGGGAAAGAAAATATTAATAATTGTACCCACAACATCTTTGGTGTCGCAAATGTATTCTGACTTTGCGGATTATGGATGGGACGTAGAAAAATACTGTCACAAGATATTCCAAGGACAGAGTAAAGAAACCAATAAGAAAGTTGTAATATCTACATGGCAATCTATCTATAAGATGCCTAGAGATTATTGGGGTCAGTTTAATGTTGTAATTGGTGATGAATGTCACTTATTTAAAGCAAATTCTTTAAACAAGATTATGGACAGACTCACTGATTGTAAATACAGATTTGGAACTACTGGAACTTTGGATGGAAGTAAAACTCACAAATTAGTTTTGACTGGATTGTTTGGTGATGTAAAACAAGTTACAACCACAAGAAAACTAATTGACAGTAAAACTCTTGCAGACTTTAGTATTAAGTGTATTGTACTTAAATACTCTGAGAAAATTTGTAAGGAAATGAAAGGAACCAAATACGCAGACGAAGTAGAGTGGATTGTTACAAACAATAGAAGAAACGAATTCATTAAAAACTTGGTTCTAGATTTAAAGGGTAATACACTCGTTTTATTTAACTTTGTAGAAAAGCATGGAATTCCATTACATAATTTATTAAAGGATGGCGCAGATGAAAACAGAAGAGTCTTTTTTGTGCATGGAGGAGTTGACACAGAAATTAGAGAAGAGATACGAAGAATTACAGAAAAAGAGAAAAACGCAATTATCGTGGCTTCTTATGGTACATTTTCTACTGGTGTCAATATTCGTAATCTACACAATGTAGTTTTTACATCTCCTTCGAAGAGTCGGATACGAAATCTTCAATCGATTGGAAGAGGATTGAGGAAAGGAAATAACAAAGAGCGTGCAGTGTTGTATGATATTGCTGATGATATGAAGTATAAATCACATATGAATTTTGCACTGAGGCATTTTTATGAAAGACTAAATATTTACAACGAAGAGAAATTTGATTTCAAAATTCATGAAGTTAAAATTTCAGAGTAGTATAAAAAAGGACTATTTCCGAAATGAATATTGAGTATAAACTAATTAAACTCATAACAAAAGAAAATATAATCACTCAAGTCGCTCCCGAAGAAATAGAAGGGAAGGGTTATATAATTTTTCATAATCCATATGAAATTAAATCGTTCATGAACCCTCAGAACGGTGAGTTTAGCACTACGCTCATTGATTGGTTAAATTTTTCAACAGACAACTTTACAAAAGTCGCACTTAATGATATAATTACCGTTAATGAACCAAGTAAAGATTTAGTTGACCATTATCAAATGATTCTAAACAATAAAAATTTTCAGACTCAGATCGAGAAAGAAGTCGATACCTCTCCTGTGGAGAACAGTGTAAGTTTGGACGAAACGGAAGAATATTCTCAAGATGACTTCTTAGAGATGTTAGTGAAGCATTCTAATAAGATAATACATTAATATCCTTAAGCATCCACATAGTGGATAATACACGGTTGTCAAGGACTTGTCAAGAGAAAAAAATAAAAAAAAATTGATTGACACGTTAACCATCTTGTGGTAGTATGTACATAACTTTACATTAGGAAAAGAATATTATGCCAAGAACTAAAGATAAAAATACAAGAAATCATTATGTTGACAACAAACTCCTTCTTCAAGAGATGCGAAAGTATAAGGAAGCAGTCAACCAATCAAAGGAAGAAGGGACAGAGCGTCCAAGAGTTCCTAACTATATAGGTGAGTGCATTATGAAAATTGCACAACACTTATCCTATAAACCAAACTTTATTAACTACACATACAAAGATGAAATGATATCTGATGGGATAGAAAATTGTTTGTTGTACATTGACAATTTTGATCCAGAAAAATCATCGAACCCTTTTGCATATTTTACTCAAATCATTTACTATGCGTTTATTCGAAGAATTCAGAAGGAAAAGAAACAATCTTATGTTAAGTACAAATCTCTAGAAAATCAAGAACTTCTTGATGAAGTAATGTCCGGCCCAGATAATAGTCAGGTAAAAAGAGGTGTCCTAGATTTCATACACAGTAACATGGATGAATTTCTTGCTGAATTTGAAGAAACTCAGAGAAAAAAGAAAGAGAAAGCAAAAGAGAAAAGAATGCAGAATAAGGAAGTATAATTTATAATGAAAATTGCATTGATTACGGACACTCATTTTGGTGCCCGAGGCGACTCTATTCTATTTCATAATTATTTTTTGGAATTCTATGATAATGTTTTCTTCCCTTATCTTGAAGATAATGGAATTGACACGGTTATTCATTTAGGTGATGTAACCGATAGACGAAAGTTTATTAACTATAATATCTTAGATGGATTTAAAAGTAGATTTATTGAGCGCCTAAAGAAATACGATACCTATTTTATCATTGGTAATCATGATGTGTATTATAAAAATACAAACCGCATTAATTCAATGGAACAGTTATTTGGTGATGAATTAAAAATTTATACTGAAACCACAACTTTAAATTTTGATGGAACAGATGTATGTTTTATTCCTTGGATTAACTCAGAAAATTATGATAACACAATATCTCATTTAAAGAAAACCAAAGCAAAGATTGCAATGGGACATCTTGAAATCGCAGGATTTGAAATGGGCGCTGGATTGATGTGTCATGATGGTATGGATAAAAAATTATTCAAAAATTTTGATATTGTGATGTCTGGCCACTTCCATCATAAATCTCACAATGGAAACATTCATTACTTAGGAAATCCATATGAAATTACATGGGTTGATTGTAATGATAAAAGAGGTTTTCATATTTTTGACACTGAAACA